TCAAAGCCTTGCTCAACGATAAAGGCTTCGACGCTGTCAGCGAGCCCCTTGAACGTACCACTTTCGGAAGTTGCCGGTGTTTTGCCATGTCCGGGCAGGTCCAAGGCGAGAACCTCGCGAGATTCAGAAAGCGCGGGAAGGATCGTGGACCATGATCGCCACGACCCCCCGAGGCCATGCACCAGAAGAAGCGGACGGCCCGTGCCTTGACGCATAAAATTCAGCATACTTGCCTTTCCCTACCAAGGTGAGTGCAAACGATGTACTTTCTGTCGCCCTTGGTTTCATGATGGAAACGCGTAAGTCGACGTTTTGATCCTCACGCCCTTGCACTCATCCAGCCCGAGCACGCTGGATCACGAACTCCATCGACCGCTTGCGCGGCACGGTCTTGCCGTTGAGCCGCCAGACAATCACCGCCAGACCATACTCAAAGCGACGGTTGGCAGTTGCACGACTGATCCCGTGCGCCCAGCAAATTCCCTTCCAAGCCTTGAGGTTGGCCCGCGCCCAGAGGATCTGTGCGATATCCTTGTCGAGCCAGCGCAACCAAAGCATTGCCTCGTCGGCTTGCGTGATCATCCGCGGCGACGGCAGCGGACGGCGCATCTTCGGCTCTTGTTCGACCTGGTCGGCAAAGCTGTAATTATACTCAGGCCATGTGCTGACGTAGCCTTGCGGGCGTACTGGCGGCAGGCTGCGCATGACGTCTGCCGCGAGGTCCAGCCGGTCCGCCACCATGGCGCGGGTCCAGTCATTTGCCATTGCACACCTCCCGAACGGCAGGGAGTTTGCCATAGAGCTTTTCACCAAGCTGCCGGACCAGCTCGCACTCTGGCCAGGTGAGCCGGTCATCGTCGATGGCGACAGCCAGCAGGCCCTGTTCCTGCCAACCATCGCACTTGATTTGTTCGGGGTCACGCCGGTGACCGCCGTATCCCTTTGGTGTGAACCGCATGCCGTTCATGATGCACCTCCCCGGGTTTCGATGGCCCAGTGGAGGATGGCGATGGCATCGGCTTCGTTGTCGTCAGCGGGTGAGAACCCACGGGCCCTTGCAGCTGCAATCATGGCCTGCTTCGGGGCATTGCCCTTGCCGGTCGCGTGAAGTTTGATGGTGCCAACCGGGACGCCTTGATACGGGACACCCCGCAGTTCCGCCCATGCGGTCAGCGTTGCCATGAGGCCGCCATAGACGTGGGCTGCGTCAGTACCGGCATGCCGCCTGACTTCTTCGAACCAGATGGTGGCAATCGGTCCGGACAGCCGGTCGAGTTCCGTTAGCCAGTTGGTGAAGCGCAGGTAGCGCATGCCGCCACCGTCATAGCGGCCGGGCTTGAAGCTGGCCGTGCCGCTGGTGATCAGGCCGTCATAGCCACGAATGGCCCAGCCGGTGGTGGTACCGAGGTCGAGGGCCAGGATGGTGCGCGGGGTTTGTGTGGGTTGGGTCATTCAGACCTCCTCTTCGGTTTGGCGAGCGAGGCGAGAGGGCTGGCCGATGAAGGCTGCGGTCTCGCCAGGCCCCGAAAGGGGGGTCAAGTTTGGTCAAAACGTCAAAGTACGAAATTGACGTAAGTTTGACGAATTTTCGCAAGTATAGTATTGTTTTTATTATATATAAATACTTACGTCATATAGTCATCTCTCTCTAGGGGGAAATTCCGGTTTGCTTTCCCCCTTCGAGTGGAGGGGGACTAAGGTTTCTTCTAGATGACGGAATGACGTAAGTTTATTGTTTAATTCTTTCATGAGCTTGACCCGCATCTTCCGTACTTTGACGCTACATTTGACGTTGTCGTAAGTTCTACCCGATACGGTATACATCAGCGCTGCGCCCTTTGGTCTGGGTGCTGACGCTGGTGATTTGTTCGCTTTCAATCAGGGTCTGCAGAACCTCCTGGCGCACCCGCAGATCCAGAAACTGGGTTTTGCGTGTCAGATCGCGGCGCCTTATGCCTTTTCCACCAGCGGCCCGGATGATCTCCAGCACCTTCTTGTGATGCTTTTCGGTGCGGGTGTCCGCCAGATGCCGCTCCGACTGCAGCAAGAGCGTGCCAATGCAGTGCGCAACCAACTCCCGCGCCCAAAGCGCATCCGGCTCGCGAATGACTGGCGCATAAGGATCTGCGCTGACCGCCTTGATCAACGCAACCTTGGCCGTGTTTTCCCAGACGCGTGCAAGCACTGCGCCTTGCTCCGTACCGACCGCCGCGCGCTGACGTTTCGTCATCTCAAGATCGAGATCATCAAAAACCGCCAGCGCGGAAGGATCCATTTCCACCAGCTTCGGTGCGGGCACAATGGTCGCACTTCCTGTCTGAGCAAGGTTGCCGCGATTACTGCTGCCAGCGTTGGCAATCGCCTTGAGCGCATCGAGAAGCGGTTGCGGCACATCCCTGAGCGAGCGCGGAATCCGATTTCGATCAGGAATGTCGTCTTCGCTCCTGAACACAAGAAACCGCGCGAGGCTTCCATCCTGCAAGGAGCCAGTGGAGAGCGACTCCCAGAACGGACCCGGCGCGGTTACTCCATGTACACAGGCACAGGGCTGGATGATGTCCTGGCGTGGTCGTTCCTTCTGATCCGCATACTCCGCGCCCATAAAGGTCGTTGCCGCGCTGGTTGCGAGTTCGGTGAACAGGTCCCAGATTTCGGACAGATGCTTTGGCGCGCGATGCTTGTCGACGACATTAGCCATGAACTTGCCAAACTCATCGATCTGAAACAGTGACGCCGGTTGTCGGGTGAGCGCGGAGATCAGCCCTGCACCGGAGGCTATGCGCTCCCCGCCAAGATGCGACGCAAATCCAGCCTGTGCGAACATCTCCTTGATCGCCTTGCGGGCATGATCCTTTCCGCCCCCGCTTTCCGCAAGGCCGATCACGTACAGATTTGAGCGCAGATCACTATCGGTGCGCACCTTGCGCCCCATCAATGTGCCAAGCGCGGTGAGGGAGGCACCGACCGCCAGCCAGGGTTGGGGCCGGATGGCACTGGCCAGAATATGCTCGATCATCATCGCCAGAGCCCCATCAAGCTGTGAGAGAGGTGGGGGCGGCGGTACGCTGACAGGCAGATTATCCTGATGCTGATCCGTTGGGCCGTCTTGGCGTGCGAGCCTCGACAACAGCCCCGCCGCTGGATGCGCGCCATCGCAGGCTGCAGCGCCGTCCAGACATAGAGAGGCATCAGGCTGCCAGCCGCGCTCCATGGCGAGATGGTAGATCGTGCCCGCACCAATTCGATCAGGCTTGAAGCTGGTCCATGCCTTGGCCGTGGTCGCGGGTATGTCTTTTGACGCCTGCGCTGACCAGTCAGCGAAGATATCACCCCCAGCGTCACCAAGCGCGCCTTTCAGCGCCATGCCGATGCGCATCCAGCTGTCATAATCCAACTCGGCATTGGGCAGCCATGCGAGCGCTGCATTTATGGCGGGTAGCGTGCCGATCTGACTGTGGCTGCGCAAATGCTCGGCCGTAGGCGATGCAGTTGTCAGGCCACGCTGACGCAGGGCCTCCGGCAGCAACGCATAAGCCTCATCCAGAAACGCAACCGCTGCATCAGCGGTAATCTCCGGCAGATCGCTGATATCGAGATCGGCCAGGCCTTCCTCCGGCCAGGCATAGGGCGCGCCAGTGTCGGGATGTGTGGCATAAGCCAGAAACTGCTGGCCAAGGCAGAGCACTTCCAACGGATGGCGCTTGATGCCCCGGAATGGCTCAGCCGTGCGATAGATCAGCATCCGTTTCGGGGCCTTTCCGATCCGCAGGGCGGGTGTGTCGCCAAGTTTGTCCCGCGCCAGCCGCTCAATCTGGAGCGCCAGTTCAGCATCCTCGACGATGTCGATATCGACCGCAGCAACCGCACCGCCAACGATGCCGATGCCGCAATCGGGCCATGCCGACCAGGTCGCGATCTCGACCTCAGTCGTGGCTCGCTCGGCATGCCGGTTCCATTCCGGGTAATCGACCCAGGCACTGCGCTTGAACCGTCCGGGCTTTTTGGTGCCCGGACCGATCGGCAGGATGGCATAGCCATTGGTGACGAGGCGCGCGCCGAACCGCGCCATGTAAGATGTGTCAGTCATCAGTAAGGTACCTCGGGGGTCATGGCGTCGAGCCGCGTGCGGTCCCTGCCCGCAAGCTCACGCAAGTGATCACAATATCCGGTGACAACCGCATCAAGGAAGCAGTCCCATTCGGACTCGGTCAGGGTCGCAAGATCGGACTTGCCGATGCTTTCGAGGTATTCGCCGCCCTGGCAACCGCCGACGGTCATTGCCTCGCTCTCGTTCGGGGTGGGATCGATCATGCCCTTCCTCCCGTGACAGATGTTCTGGCAGGCGCGGGAGCAGAGGTGCTGCCGACTTGCGTCCCGCCGCTGGTCAGCGACGCGGAAACCTGCGTCGAACCAACCAAAGCCGCGAGGTTGCCGGTGGCAGACGGCACAGAGGCCAGGGCGGGTTTGGCGCATGGATCGAACCTGTAACCGGAGATTTCAAAATAGCGGCCCGAGGGGCAGACCGAGATGTCGCTGGGGCGTGCAAGATGGCCTGCCTGCGCAATGGCCTCATTCACGCTGAGCGGAACGGGCAAACCCGGCGCGCGCTTGCGCCACCAGTCCGTTGCCTTCTGGCGGGCGTAGCCCTGATGCTCGATGCAGACCCATTCGCTGTAGGATTTGAGCCCGCAGCTATAGGTGACCTTGAGCGAGGGCCGCCCGCCGCGTTTGTCGTGACGGGTGTAGGATACGCCGCTCACTTGCAGCCATTGGGGCGCTTTTGGCGTTTTTATCGAAAGGATCGGCAGTGCGGCGGCGGTCGGCGCGATCTTCACTTCACGGGCCGGAAACTCGTATCCGCAGTCAGGACATTCGGTGACCGAGAGCGCGATGATGCTCTCACATTTGGGGCAAACCTTTGTGGGTGCGTCGCCCCCGCCGCCCTCACCGGGGCGTTTGGGCCGGACCAGATCGATCGGACCATGGCGGCGGACATTGCCAGCAAAGTCCAGAACGAGGCAGTTCTCCTTGCCGGTATCCGTACTGAGCCGCGTGCCACGACCGACCATCTGCACATAGAGGCCAGCGGATTTCGTGGGGCGCAACAGCGCAATGAGATCGACGCCGGGCGCGTTGAAGCCGGTGGTCAGCACGCCCATCGAGGCCAGCGCGCGGATTTCGCCGCGCTTGAAGGCGGCGATGATCGCATCGCGCTCGTCCTTGGGCGTGTCGCCAAAGATCGTGCGGCAGCTGATGCCCCGGCGCTGGAATTCCTCCGCAACGTGGCGCGCATGATCCACGCCCGAACAGAAGGCCAACCAGGACTTCCGGTCCTTGCCGTACTCGATAATCTCGGCGATCGCCGCGCGCGTGATGGCGTCCTGGTCGACTGCTGCTGCGAGATCGCGCGCAATGAAGTCACCAGCCCGGGTGCCCACCTTCGACACATCCAGCCGGGTGGCGGGCTGCTTGGAAGTAAGCGGGCTGAGGTAGCCCTGATCGATCAGCTCGCGCACCGGAGCCTCATAGGCGATGTCGGTAAAGAGTGCCGATTTGCCCTCATGCAGCATGCCGCAATCAACACGGAACGGTGTGGCGGTCAGCCCGATCACCTTCAGCGCCGGGTTGACCTGCACCAGTCCGTCCAGGAAGCGGCGATACATGGTGCTCGAATTGCCCGGGATCAGGTGGGCCTCGTCGATCAGCACCAGATCGGTGTGGCCGATTTCGCGGGCCCGGCGATGGATCGACTGGATGCCTGCAAACAAGATGCGCGCCTTCGCCTCGCGCTTGCCCAAGCCCGCCGAATAGATGCCTGCGGGTGCGTCAGGCCAAAGCCCGATCATCTCGGCATGGTTCTGTGCGATCAACTCGCGCACATGGGTCACGATCAGGATGCGCTGATCCGGCCAGGCTTTCAGCACGCCCTCGATGAAGGCGGCCATGACGAGCGACTTGCCGCCAGCTGTTGGGATCACAATGCAACAGTTGCCAGATTTGTTCTCGTAGTATTCGTAGATCGAAGCGATCGCGGCCTGTTGATATGGGCGCAGGGTCAGCATGGTGCGGCCTCCGTGGTGCGGGCGTCGTTTGACCAGGTGGAGCCATCGGCCATGCGGTAAGTGACGATGTCGTTCCCCGCATCGGTGACCTCACCCGGCACAAGATCGGGGATGAAGAGATGTTTGCTGCAGGCCGCACGCTGCTCGATCGGAGCCAGCATTCGATCGTGCCGGGCGCAATGCCACCCGCCATCGACTGCGGTGGAATGCAGGCAGGACCGACAGGTCACGGCAGCCCCGCCACCTTCGTGGCAGGCGGCATGGTGATCGCAGAACCGGCATTCAAACCATGCGGGGTCCTCACTGATCCGTGCGGGTGGATGCTGGGCGAAGATGATACGCCCGGCTTTTTCCAGGAGGCGCTCGGCCATAGCGCTGTCAGCCTCGATCCGCTCGATATGCAGCGCGTCGGTGTTCTTGCAGACCGCCATGTAGAGGGACCGCGTGATGCCCGTGAGATACATATAGATCTGCATCTGCGCGGCATGCTGGGGCTTTGACTGCACCACGCCCTTCGCGGTCAGATCGGCAAAGCTCTTTATGCCATGCGTCTTGAACTCCAGCACATGCCAGGTTTTCGGGGCCTCCAGCAGGCCAAGCGCCACACCGTCGAGCGATCCACCAAAATGACCGCCATGGGCCTCGACGCGGATTTGCCGCCCTGTTTCCGGATCCAGCTCCAGAACAGTGGCACCGGTGGCGCGCAGGTTGCGGACCATCCGGTCCTCTTCCATCTGTCCGGTCTCAAACAAGCGCAGCAGGCGACCGGAATGCCGCGAGGGCGTGATCCAGCGGAAATCATACCAGAGCGCGCGGGCACAGGATTTGCCAATGATCGACGCGCCCAGATGGTCGCGGAAACCATCGCCCTGCCGGGCTTCATAGGACGCATAAATGGCCGTGAGTGTCGGCGTGGGCGGTGCGGGAAGATCAGCCATCACAATCCCTCCCGTTCGCGGCGGGCCTGTGCCTCGGCCAGAATGCCGTCCCAGGTCGCAGGATCGTGCCGTTCACGCAGCACGCCGATCAGGGCGTCCTTCAGCTTTTCGCGGCGATGGCGGCCGGTGCCTTTGGCAAGCAACTCGGACCGTTCACGACACAGGTGGCGTAGCGCGGTTCGCGCGCGGTGGAACCAGTCGGGATCGATGGGTTTGTGGCCGCGCTGGCGTGCCAGATCCGCGGTGGCAATCTGCGTGCGGATCTTGGCGATATCGTCGTCGAGGTCGATCAGCCGGCGCTGGTCTTCAGGCAAGCCGGGGGTGATCACAGCCACAGGGGCTGCGTTTTGCAGGTCAGTCATGGGAATATCCTCAGATGGGTTTGCGCGCTGCCCCGTCGATCAGGGGCGCGGAGCAGCGCTGTGCATCAGCTCTTTTTGTTCCAAGGCGCGGAGGCCATCTTGGGCGGGGCGGCAGCAGCCTGGGTTGTCGGCGGTGCTGCGGGGATTGCAGCAGGCTTGGCAGCAACAGCCGGGGTTCCCCCACGTTCGGGTGGCAGATAGGCGATGGCGTTGCTCTCCCCGTAGCCATTCTTCGGCGGCTTGATCTTCACCTGAATCGTCATCGGGATCAGGTGTAACTCCTCGCTGTCGCTGACATGCATCCTGCCCGTCGCATGGCAGATGGCAGACAGCGTGCGCTGCGCGATCTCGACCGTGGTCGGGTTGGGGTTCACCAGGTTGAGCTGGTCAAAGATCTTCCGCCCCTTGTAGGGCCCATCGAGAATGTCGAGCATCATCCAGAGAAACTGGCCCATGCCATTGCGGGTCACGCGCATCTCACTCTCAACAATCTGGGCGCTGTATTTGCCGGCGGGCAACAGCTCATAGGGGGTGGTGGGTTCAACGCTGGTGGCGTCAAATGACGTATCAAAACGTGCCATGGTCGTGTCCTTTCAGGTGTATCATTCGGATTGGGGCATGGCCGCCATGAACTCGGCCCAGCTGAGCTCGAGCGTGTCTGGCAGGCCGTAACGGTTCTTGGCGAGGAAGGCGGGACGCTCTTCGGTGTGCATGACGCGCGCCCCGGACCCGAGCGCCCGGGTCACCTTCTTGTTGAAGCCGACATCGGATTTGGCGACGGAGATCCGGTAATTGGCAAAGAGCACTACATCGGAATGCTCCTGCAGCAGTGCCGAGGCGCGGGTCTGCAGCTTGATCACATACCGGTCGTAGGGTTCGTGCTCAGGGCTATCGAACCGTTTGATGTCGGTGTGGGCAATCTGGATGATCACCATGCCCTTCTGGTCGCGCAGCGCGTTCAACTTATCGAGATATTCACGCCAGACGGTCAGCGCCTCGGCATAGCCTTTGCCAAAGCCCGGCGTTTCGATCGACTGCCAGCCGTTGCGCTTGCAGGCTTCCGCCCAGATCAGCGGCTCCAGCCAGTCGACGCTGTCCACGACGACGGTGCCATAGTCGTGACCCTCATCCAGCAAGGCGTTGAGCGCTTCGGCCACTTCGGCATAACTGGTTGCCAATGGAAAATGCGGGACCTGCAATTTGCCGAGACCATCTTCGGTCATGATAAACACCGGCGCGCCAGCGTCAGCCGCGAAGGTGGATTTTCCGACCCCGGCAACCCCGTGGATCAGGATGCGCGGCGGCTGGAGCACCGAGGTGGTGCGCAGAGACGCGAGAGAAATGGCCATCATTGGGCTCCTTTGTGAGGGCTAAAATCGGAATTCGGATGCGGCGGGATCGCGGTCTCGGCAATCACCGCCGCAAAAAGCGCATCCAGGCGATCAGCCTCGGTGAGGCATTCGATACCCTTGCGCCGCATGAACCGCCGCGCGTCATCAAGCAGGTCGGGTTCGACGATCAGGTCCGGGACCGCGACGTATTCCTCGGCGCTCTCAACAAAGTAGGACTTCGAGCGCAGGTCCTTCACCAGCGGCGCGAAGGCCGCGCAAACCTCTGCGAAATCCGCCTGATAAAGCCCGTCATCGCGGTTGCGCAGGATGCGCTTGACCTCGGAAATGATCCCGGTGCGCAGCATGCGCAGCGCGCCTTCCTGTCGTGCCTGAGTGCAGGTCAGCGGGAAGGCCGCCTCCATCATCTCATCGGCGATCCTGGGGGCGTTGTTGCCCAGACGGGATGCGTAATCCCAGACGCGTTCGGCAAAAGCCGCTGCTTGGCTATCAAGCATCGAACCACTCCTTGATTGTTGTGAAAGCTGCTGACCCGTCCGCGATGGCCTTGGCGTCGAGGTCGTGAAACGGGTCTTCCCGCGCAGCACGCATGCCCTGCTGCGCAAGGGAAAGGTTCTCGTCAGAGGCCCATTCGGCAAAAGCACGAAACGTGCCGGTCACATGCTGCCAGGCCGCTTGCCCTGGTGTCGGCGGGACATAGAGGGGATTCCGGCGAGTGCTGGACCTGCGCTGCGGGCGCATTCCCCGCAGGGCGGCATCCGTGACCATCTTGCGCAGTGCAGCGCGCGTCGGCTCCTCGCCATGCTCCAGGCGCTCATCCAGCGTGCGGCGCACAATGCCAGGATCGACAACCTCGGCATCGCGTATCTGGCGGGCTTCGTGGATCTGGTCGCGGCGCAGGCCGAGATCAGCGGCGGTGGCGGGTGCGTTGTCTTCTCCAACGCAGCTCCGGACGCGGCCCATGACCTCGCCGCGCGCCTGCGCCGCATCGTATTCATCAGCCAGACGGCGCTTCGCGGCAGCTTCGATTTCGAGCGCATCGGCCTGCGCACGGTGTGCAGCCGCCACCAGATCATCATGTGCAGCCTTGGCGCACTTCAGCCGTGCGGCGCGTTTGGCAATGTCATAGGCCAGCCCGGCGGCTTCGCGCGCTTCGAGGACCTCGGCCGCGTTCTTGGCTCCCGATAGCATGCTGGCGGCACGGTCGATCAGGCTCGGCAGATCTTGGACGGGGTTGGGAAAATGAGCCAGCGCTGTCATTGCGCAGCCTCGTTCGGATCAATCGCAACCTTCAGCGTGCCGGGCCGCACCGTGCGTGCGGGCTCGAAATCCTGCCGGATTATATCAGGCCAGGCCGTGTATTTGCGCTCGGGCACCTTGATCGTAACATCAACATACTGTGCGGGATCGTCACCAGCATCGCGGATCCGTTGCACCATGACGGTGAGCTTGTCCTGATCCCAATCCACCCGCTTCGGCAGATCGGCCACGATAGTAAAGTCGCCGTCATCAAAGCGGACAGTGCCGGTGTCCTTGGCCTGAACCTGGCGTTCCTCGGCGGCCCGAGTGGCGTACCGGACCGCCAGTCCAGCATCGAAGCGGGTCTTGGCCGCCTTGTCGCGCTTCAAACGCTCGTCGATTTCGCGCTGCAGGATCGCCAGCAACTCGACCGGCAGCGCCGCAACCTCGGCGGCGCTGAGAGATGGCAGATCGTCGGGCGTTGGGGTGTTCTCGGGGAATGGCATGAAATAGTCTCCGTGTTCTTTGAAAAAGGATTGGAAGGCGGGCATCACGCGGCCTTCTGTTCGGCGAGCAGCAACTCAGACAGCGAGGTGGCGGCAGCCTTCGGTTTTGGCCGGGCGATAGCGATGTAGGCGAATTGATCGGGCCCGACGCGTTCCTGCACGAGATGCACAAGACCCTGCTCGGCGGCCCAGAAAGCGCGGGATCCAAGCCGGCTCAATTCTGCGCGTGCCGGATCCGGCAGCCCTGAAAACACCGGAAAGATGTCAATCGCCAGAAAGCCGCGGTGGTATTCCAGTCGGTCGCCCGGCATGGCCTGCGCCACCCAAGCGCAGAACTCGATCTCGGAAAGCGGTCGGCTCGCGCGGACCGTAATGAATGGTGTGGTTCCCATGAACATGATCTCCTCCTTTTCCCTCTACTCACGCCGCCGCCACATCGTCCCAGGAGGGACCGATGCCGTGGGCGGTGAGGACGTAGCGGAGATCGGCAAGGCGGCGGTAAAGCCCGGACCGGCTGCCGAAACCTTCGCAGACCAGTGCAGATACCGGGCGATGTGCCAGTGCTGCGCAGAGGCGACGATCCTCGAGCGGCAACCGTGAAATTGCGGTTTGCACGGCCTGATGCTGCTCATTGGAGGCATGCGCGCTAGTCGCCTGGCCATGCCAGGCCGACAGGCCCTCCTCTTCACCGATGGTCTCGGCAAGCGGACGCCGGTCGTCCCCGCCGGAGGGGGCATCGAGCGACAGCAGCCCGCCACCCTGCGCCCTGCGTTCACGCATGATCCGGATCGCGATCCGAGAGGACTGATTGCGCAGGACCAGACCTGCGAATGCACCGATACTGCCGCGTGCCGGATCGAAAGCTGGCAAGCGGCGCAGAAGATCGATCAGAAGATCCTGACCCAGATCTTCGCGATCGCAGGCAGGCAATCCCAGACGCCGCCGTAGCCGCCGGGCGGCAGTGTCGGCCTCGGAGATGATGGTTTCAATGTCGTCGGGGGAGAGTTTGATCTGCATCGCTGTGCGCCTCGGTCATCGTTTCTGATGAGCCCAAAGTGCCGGATACGGTCGGTTCGTAGGTGGGAACGGGGTGGGAATAAGGTGGGGGTTTGGTGGGCCGAGACCTTTCCCACGGCCCGTCAGGCTGAATGAAGATTACGCAGCTCAGGCGAGAGCGAATTCCGAGCTCACAGCGGGTGGACGGGTCGGCCCGCCGGCCATTCATGCTCCGAGCGCAGCGGGCCGGTCTCAGCCCAAAGAGGACAGTCGGGCGCGATGCACCATAAAGATGGCCATAGCCGCACTAGTGTGTCCAGGACCAAACTGTCATGCAGATACAAGCGAAGCTAACTGCGTGGGGCAAATTCACCTCTGCCCATTGGCTTACATTGTGATTTCCTCCAGTCTCCATGACTGCAAGGTAAAGGGAGGTAAGGTGACGATGAAGATTGAGTCCCATGACCAAACAATAGAGGCGCTATTAAAAGGCACGGTTTTTGAAATCCCGAGTTTTCAACGCCCCTACTCTTGGGAGCTTGATCACATAAACGCGTTTTGGAACGACGTCCTCGAGAACATTTCTGATACCTATTTCATAGGTTCTATGGTCGTGTACAAAGGCGATCGCTCGAGAGTCTTCGTGGTGGATGGCCAGCAACGGCTCACAACCATCGCGATATTGCTCTGCGCGTTGCGAGAAGGCTTCAAGAACATCGACGCGACGGACCTTGCGGAAGGAGTACAGGCATATATCCAGCAGAAAGATAGGGATGCACGAACTGTCTACGTCCTCAAGACTGAGACGAGTTTTCCATATCTTCAAGAGGAGGTTCTGAAAGACAGCCCGGCGAGTATCGCGACGCAGATAGGCGATGAGGAAAGAGCTATTGAAAAAGCCTTTTCGGAGTTCAAGAAGAAGATAGCTGAAGGAACGAAAACGATCCAAGCCAATCTTGAACGGTCGCCCGAGGAAAACAGGGCTGAAGTCAAACGTTGGCTTACTGAAATCAGAGATACTGTCCTAGACCTCAATGTCATAGTCGTGACACTCGACAACGAGAATGACGCCTACACCATCTTCGAAACACTGAATACGCGGGGTAAGGACCTCGCACTGACTGACCTCCTCCGCAATCATTTCAAGAAAATGATCGACGAAGGAACTGAAGTTGACCATGCAACGCTAAAATGGCGTGGGGTGCTCGATACGATTAGGGGTGCGCCGAGCAGCTTGGACCCGGACGAGTTCGTTGTACACTCATGGCAGTCTAGGTACGATTTCGTGACGAAGGCAAAGGCATTCACGAAAGCAAGGGAACGCATCGACGCGACCAACGCAGCCGACCATCTGAACCGGTTCTCAAGCGATGCCGAGCACTGGAGGTCGATTTTCGACCCAGACTTCCGTTGGACCGGTACTGAAAAGGAAGTGGCGAAGGCACTCGAAGCGCTGCGGATCTTCAAGGTCAAGCAATCGACGCCTGGGATTCTTTCGTTGATCCGGTCGTATCGCGACGGCATCATCCGCTATCGCGTTTTACGTAATTCTATTGAGATGATCGAGAAATTTCACTTTACCTTCAACGCGGTAACGTCATCCCGTTCCTCGGGGGGAATCTCTGGGATGTTCGCTTCGTTCGGCAAGCAAGTGTTCAACAGTCAAGACGGTGAAGGCACAGCACTGGTCGTGCAAGAACTAGAAAACAAGCTTCGCGAAAGAGTGGCTGACCCAGATGAGTTTGATGTGAATTTCCGCCAGATTACCTTCACACGAGGGCAGACCTCGCAGAAGGACCTCGTCAGATACATTCTAAAAAAGGTTCAAAAAGAAGAGGGTAGCCCAGCAGTAGGGGAAAGCGACGAACTCACAATTGAGCACTTGTTGCCGCAGGCGTCTGATCGCGACGCTTCGATAGTTGGTCAAATCGGCAATCTGATGCTGGTGGACAAGCGCACAAATGACCGATTGGCGAACAAGGCCTTCCCGGAAAAGAAACGGCTCTTGATTGAGAATGGCTACCGACTACCGGCAATCCTCACCGACGCTGAAGACCTGACTGATCAAGTAATCGAGGCGAATACCCAGCGTGTTTCAGAGCTGTCGCGCTCGAGTGTTTGGAGAATCTAGGCGAATATTAATCAGCAGCAAGGAAACCAAGGTGGGGCCGCCCTCGGACTAGAGCATGCCGCAGATCGTGACTTTGCAAAGGTCACTAACTGCGCATTGCCGCCGGTCGATCTCCGCCCCGGAGCAACTGCGGCGAAAGTCGCGAGGATCGGCTTGCCGAACTTCAACAGAGAGCGGCTAATCAGCCTTCGACCACGACCTCGGATGCCGGGACGCCAAGCCGGTAACCCCGATTGCGCACGGTCGCGATCAGGGACTTGCTCTCGGCATCAGTGAACCCTGCAGCCTTGAATGCATCGCGCAACTCGCGGATCAGATCCTTGGCCTCGCGCGCCGTTGTGCCTTCGACATGGGATTGGGAGGCAACCTGATCGCGCGACAGCGCCTTTTCCAGCAGGCGCTCAAACACAGGGAAAATCTGACGCGACAGAATGACGGAGCGACCGTCCCATTGAACCTCGGCGGTCGCCCTCCGCACGCGCAGCGTGGGCACCAGCGGGACGGGTGCCAGAGCCGCGACGTCGATTGCGACACCGAGACCCTTCGAGGCAGGCACCAGCACCGCGAGGGTTTCGATCAGATGGAAGCCCGCATCGTCGAGCCGCCGCGCAGCCTCCGCTGACAACTGCGGTGCGAGGATCGTGATGTCCGAGCCCTGCGCCGCCTGGCGCAACGATACGATGATGCCATCGCCGGTCAGGGCTGCAGGCTCAAGCGCAAGAAACACTGCGCGCCCCGATGGCGTGTCACCAAGCCTCCAGACCTTCTCCGTCGCGAGTTTCGGGGCTGCGCCGAACCCTGCCGCTGCGCCCATTGCGGATGCCAGTGCCTCTCCGCTTATGCGAAACACGCGCAGATCGGCTTCGGTGAGATCAACGTCCTGTTGGCGATCAAGCGGACACTCAGCCCGAAATGCATCACCTGCTTTCCGGATCGGCCGACACGGCAGCCCGCATTCGCAGGCATCGCAGACCTCCCAATCGGCGAGCGGTGCCTGTTCGACGATGATGCGTTTCGCCAGGAGCCGATCGAACGCCGCGCCGAAGAAGGGCGCGGCAAGATCACCGGACAGGATCGCGTCGTCGCCGGCCTCACTCAGCCGCGTCAATAAGTGCAAAATCGTCCCGGTCATTCGTCAGTCCATTCCGTTCGATCAAGGTCATCACGCGGGCTTCGTGCTGGGTCCGCCGGAACTGCACGACGCCGGGCGGACGCAGTTTGACGGTAACCTCGGGTTGGCGCTTGCCGTCCCCCTTGAACAGGATCCGAAATACGATTTCACCCAGGTGCCATGATCCAGCAAACGATACAGACGTGCCATCAAAATGCCGAAGCGCTTCGCCGCCAAGGTCGCGCGACCGCAGCGTGCGCGCCACGCGCGGATATCCTTTCTTGCCAGGCACCATGAGGTCTGCGGCCGCCTCGATGATCAGAACGCGATCGATCATGGGATCGTAGGCGTGATCAAACGCGAAATCGGGGCCCGCGCGTTCAACCGGATGCAGCGAATAGAGGTCTTGTGCATCGTCGCCATCGAAAAATCCCGGCTTCTCCAGGATGATCGAGGCGAAGAATTCAGCGATCTTTGGCTGGTGGGCTTTCCTGATCCGGGCGAGCCGGAGCATTCCCGTATTTTCCGAATAGCGCAGAACGGCATGGGAAATCTGCCGCACACTTATGACCCGCTCCTGCTGGCCCTCGACGACCGGCATGGTCGAAACCAAGGAGCCGTGACTGACCACGAGGTTGATCTCGTCGCCGTCGGCGTAATCGCCGACGCGGCAATAGTCTCCCTGGAACGCATCGCGCAGCAGTTCTGCGACAGCCGTCCGGAAAGACTCGACCTTTTCCTCCGTCAGGTCAATCGTGGCCCCTCGCTCCCGTCCGGCGTATTCGTGCAGGCGATCGGCTGCGAGCATCGCCATATGATCGGCGGCGGCGTCAAACAATTCGGGATGCTCAAGAAACGCGCGGACCGCAATGTGTTTCGGATCATGAGCCTTGTTGGGTGTATCCTCATCACCGGTCTTCAATTCCGGAAATAAACAGATGCCCTGACGGTCGGCTTGGGTCTGGATGACTTCGAGCCCCCTCCCGTCGCCAAGTTCGGCGATGCGATGCAAATCGCCGCGCAGCCCTTCCGGATAGCTGTCCTCTGACCCGGTCAGAAGATTTTGCAGCGCGTCACGGGCGGTGTTCTCGTCCTGGTCGAGAAGGTCGAGAGAAAAACCCTCATATTTGCCCTCGTGCCGCGCCAGTAGCGACTTCATCAGCGCCAGGTCGATGGTCTTTATGAACCGGGGGTTCACGAACTTCTTCAAATTGCCAGCCACGACGAATCCCCTTTTCTGCAAAACCGGTGTTCTTGCTACGTTCTCCAATTCGATTCTTCAACCTCCCCGGGATCGGCTGGGACAGATTTCTATGCGGGTGAGTAGAGGTCAAAGGAGACGACAGAACCGAGGCCCGCATGAAACGACCCAATCCCCTGCACCCCCGCCACATGACCCCGCTCGAACGGCGCGCCGAACTGTGCCGCTTGCTGTCCCTCGGGCTGGTTCGATTGAGAATGAGAGACACCGCCCAGGTATCTGACGGAACTGGAGAATTTCCGCTACACAATCCGGTCAACCAGAGCGGTCATGCACCTCCAACTGACCGGAGAAAATCATGATCAAGCCAGATCCCATCCCTGCCCGACTCGCCGCCCTGAAGACCTCCTCGACGCCGGACCTGAAGCAGCAATGGCGCGCGCTCTTCGACTGCGAGCCGCCGCCCTTCAACCGCAGGTATCTCGAAAGCCGCCTGGCCTATCGGATCCAGGAGCTCACCTATGGCGGGCTCAAGCGCGAGACCGTGAAGCGGCTGGAAGCCCTGGGTGAACAGCTCGACGGCGGGGATCGCAAGAAGAGCGGCATGCGGGCCGATCGCGACCGTCCGATCGCCGGCACCCGGCTGCTGCGCGAGTGGCAGGGCGTGGAGCAGATCGTCACGGTCACCGCCGATGGCTTCGAATGGCAGGGCCGGCCCTACAGGTCGCTCTCGGCCATTGCCCGCGCCATCACCGGCACCCGCTGGAATGGCTGGGTGTTCTTTGGCCTGAAAAACCATCGGAGGACATCATGACCAAACCTATCGTCAGGAAGCTGCGCTGCGCCGTCTACACCCGCAAATCCTCCGAGGAAGGGCTCGAGCAGGAGTTCAACTCGCTGCATGCCCAACGCGAGGCCTGCGAGGCCTACATCGCCAGCCAGCGCTCCGAGGGCTGGGTGCTGGTGCGCGACCAGTATGACGACGGCGGCATCTCCGGCGGCACGCTGGTACGCCCGGGCCTGAAACGGCTGCTTGCGGACGTCGAGGACGGGCTGGTCGACGTGGTCGTGGTTTACAAGATTGACCGCCTGTCGCGCTCATTGATGGACTTTTCCAAATTGGTCGAAGTCTTCGACCGCAATGGCGTCACCTTCGTGTCCGTCACTCAGTCGTTCAACACCACCACGTCCATGGGGCGGCTGACGCTGAACATTCTGCTCAGTTTTGCCCAGTTTGAGCGCGAGGTGACGGCGGAACGCATCCGCGACAAGGTCCGCGCCAGCCGGATGAAGGGCATGTGGATGGGCGGCGTACCACCGCTGGGCTATGAGGTGAGGGACCGAAAGCTGATCATCAAGGAGGCCGATGCCGCCAACATCCGCTGGATTTTCGCCCGCTTCATCGAGATCGGCTCCGGAACGGAATTGGCTCGTGAACTGGCGGCACGCGGCATCCAGACCAGCCGTGGCAATCGGATCGACAAGAAATACCTGTACCGCTTGCTGAACAACCGCGCCTATATCGGCGAGGCGGTCCACAAGGGCGACAGCTACCCCGGTGAGCACGACGGCATCATCGACCGCGCGGTTTGGGACAAGGTCCATGCCATCCTGAAGGAGAGCCCGCGCAAGCGCGCCGCGCACACCCGCGCCGACACGCCAGCACTGCTGAAGGGACTGCTCTACGGCCCCGACGGGGCGGCCTTCTCACCGACCCACACGCGCAAGGGTGGCAAGCTCTACCGATACTATGTCAGCCAGACGGTACTCAAGCATGGTGCTGGGTCATGCCCGGTTGGACGGGTCCCCGCTGGTGAGATCGAGGCCGCTGTCATAGACCAGCTCCGAGCCGTCTTCCGCCAACCCGAAATCGTGGCAGGCACGTGGAAGGCCGCAGGCGCACAGGACAGCGAGATAACCGAAGCCGACACCCGCGAGGCACTGACCTGTCTTGACCCGCTCTGGGATGAACTCTTCCCCGCCGAGCAGGCACGCATCGTGGCGCTGGTGGTCGAGCGCGTCGCCATCGGCACAGATGGCCTCAATGTTCGGCTCCGCATGGACGGGCTGACCGGGCTGGCACAGGAAATGATGGCTGATCTAGGAACGGCGGCATGACCCACGCGAAGCCAGTGCCGGAAACGGTGACAGTGCACATCCCGTTCCGCCTCGTGAAGCGCGGCGGCCGAAAGGAGATGCAGATGCCGGATGGCGCAGCGCCGTCGCGTGAGACTAACAACGTGATGGTCAAGGCGCTGGCGCGGGCGTTTCGCTGGAAGCGAATGCTGGAGTGGGGCGAATTCACGACCATCGCCGAGCTGGCGGAGCGCGAGGGCATTGCGCCGTCCTACATGACGAGGGTGCTGCGGCTCACGCTCCTTGCACCAGGCATTGTGGAGGGGATACTCGACGGCACGCAGGGACCGGATGTGACGCTGGCGCGCGTGCTGGAGCTGTTTCCAATGGAATGGACAAAACAAGTGGCGCTCTTCAGACGGAATTAACAAAAAAGCGGCGCGGCCAGCGCGCTGGCCCCACATTGATCACAGGACATCTCTTCGCTATCGGTTGTATCTCATTGAGCGCGCGATAAGATTTGCGCTATGAACGATACTGCGAATCTGAGGCCCAAGACACGAGAGGTCGATGCGACACCATACGCGGCGTCGCTCATCGAGGGTCATCGGGACTTTGGCTACACCCTCGAGACAGCTCTCGCCGACATCATCGACAACGCCATCACCGCGGGCGCGCGAACAGTAGAACTGATCGCCGACACCGTTGCGGACGAACCTTGGATTGCGCTGGCAGATGACGGTTCAGGCATGACGGAGGCCGAACTGGTCGAAGCTATGCGTCTCGGTTCGAAGAATCCGACCGACCAGCGCGAGGCCGAAGACCTCGGTCGTTTCGGCCTCGGCCTCAAGAGTGCCAGCTTCTCGCAGTGCCGAAGTCTGACGGTTCTGACGCGACAAGACGGTCGAACATCTTGCGCGCGCTGGGACCTAGATCGCGTTGCGAAACGGAACGACTGGAGCCTCGAACTCATTGACAATCCGGAAGTCGTGACGGGTCATGACCTTCTTGCGGAGACCGGAACGGTTGTCATCTGGGAGAAACTCGATCGCTTGAGTGGCGGCTATACGCATGACCGCGCGAAACGGGCCGAGCACATGAATTCGGAGTTGTCCCGCGCAGAACATCATCTGCGGTTGGTGTTCCATCGTTTCTTGGAGGGCGGCAAGCCACGTCTGAAATTGTCACTCAACAGTCGCCCGCTGAAACCCATCGATCCCATGGCAACGTTGCATGCCGCCACGCAAAAGGACCCGGAGGAGGTGCTTCGCCTGCGTCAAGGAGACGTCCTGATCAGATGCCATACGCTTCCCCATCACAGGCGGATGAGCCGGGAAGAGTGGGAAGAAACTGGCGGTCCGGAGGGGCATCTGAAGTCTCAGGGCCTCTACGTCTATCGTGAGAAACGTCTCATTATCGCGGGCGGGTGGCTGGGTCTCGCGCGCCAGACCGAACTCACGAAGCTCTGCCGGATCGCAGTCGATATCCCGAACACGATGGATGCGGAGTGGAAGATCGACGTCAAGAAAGCCTCCGCCCAGCTGCCGCCGGTGGTGCGTGAGCGACTGAAGAAGGTGGTCGAGCGGTTCGTCGGAACGTCCAAGCGCACGTATCGGAGCCGGGGGCAGAAGCTGGTGGATGAAACCCGCTTCCCGATTTGGAATCGGGTGCAGAAGGATGGGCAGATCGTCTTCCGTCCCAATCTTAAGCATCCGGTTTTTCGAACCTATGCCGAGCAATTGCCAGAAGACCTGCGAGAGGGGTTCGAGCGCTGCCTGCGCATTGTCGGTTCAGGTCTGCCGATCGAGACGCTGCATGCTGAACTCGTCGGGAACGCGGAAGCGGTCACGGCTGACGAAACATCAGCAACCGACCTCGAAGAGTTGGTCTATTCCCTCGCGGCGACCATGATGGAAAACGGTGTGCCGTCCGAGGCTCTGTCGGACACGCTGCAGAGCAACCCATTCTTGCGAGTGCGGTGGGAAGCCGCCGCGACGATTCTGGAAGATTTCTTAAGGACACGAATTTCATGAATGAAGCAATCGAGACAGTGAAGAACATGGTCGAAAGTGGCCTGTTCAATCAGGCCCGGAAGACCGAAGACGAGCTTCGCAAAATGATCCGCGGTGTTGCTGCTTTGGTCCCGCCGGGCCTCAGTGATGAAGATATCGAGCAGATTGCGCGGGAGATCGAGCACAAGCAGGGAATCAAGGCTGGGCTTGGTGCGGTGGTCGACAGCGAGGATTTCGAACCTTGGCTGGATGACGCAAAGCCGTCGATCGAGCCTTTCTACTGGAACCGCTATCAGAAGTTGCTCCTGCAAAACGGCCTGCCGAAGGATGTCGTGATCTCAACGGACACGGTGACGGACAAGATCCTCAGCCGACTAGGCAACCCCGAAAAACACGTGCAATGGGATCGGCGCGGCATGGTGGTTGGCCACGTTCAAAGTGGAAAGACCGCGAATTATACCGGTTTGATCTGTAAAGCTGCAGATGCCGGGTACAGGTTGATCATCGTAATCGCGGGCATTCACAACAACCTTCGAAACCAGACCCAGGCACGGATCGATGAAGGTTTCATCGGCCGTGACACCGGAAAGTCCCAGGAAACGAAAAAGGGCGGGGCGAAACACATCATCGGTGTCGGCCACTTCGACCCGAACAACACACCGGTCAGTCTTACCAACACGCTTCGGGACTTTAACAAGGCCACAGCGTCAACAAACACAAGCGAGATCGACTCCTACAAGGTTCCTGTTGTTCTCGTGATCAAGAAGCAGTCGAATACACTCCGAAATCTGCTGCAATGGCTTAAAGACAATAGTGCTCGCGGCGACCGTGAGATGATTGATCAGCCTATGCTGCTCATTGATGACGAGGCTGACAACGCTTCGATCAACACCAAGTACAACAAAGAGGAAGTCACGATCACAAATAGGTTGATCCGCGAGCTTCTGAACACGTTCCACCGGAGTTGCTATGTCGGCTACACTGCAACTCCCTTCGCGAATATTTTCATCGATCCCGATCAAGACGATGAAATGCTCGCGGAAGACTTGTTTCCGAAGAACTTTATCATCGGCCTTGATGCTCCATCCAATTATTTCGGCGGTTACAAAGTCTTTGTCGAAGGCTTGCCTGATGATGAAGCGCCGACTTGGTTGAGGTATGTCGACGACAATGAAGATGTGCTTCCCGTCAAACATCCAGCTGACTTTGTCGTGGAAGCACTCCCGGACTCTCTGGTGAAGGCTGTTCGCGCCTTCGTGCTGACCGCCGCAATTCGCAAGATTAGAAACCAAGAGCACAAACACTGCTCGATGTTGGTAAATGCAAGCTTTAGGAACCCTATTCAAGCACAGCTGCGAAATCGGCTGCATGAAGCACTTCAACGTATTCAGAACGCTGTCAGGGTGAACGGTTCAACTGGCAATAAGGGAATTGCGGATCCTGAGATCGCTGCTCTGAAGGAAGTTTGGGAAAGCGAGTTCAAAGATTCCCATTCCTCATGGGATGAGATTCAGGTTGCGCTGCATGAGGCCATAGCTGCTGCACAGGTCGTGTTGGTGAACTACAAGTCGAAGGATGTCTTGGAATATCCCGATGAAGTTCGTGGCAAAGCGGGTAGAAAATACATTGCAGTCGGCGGTTTTTCTCTATCGCGCGGTCTGACGCTCGAGGGACTGACGGTAACCTGGTTCCTGCGCAACACGAAGATGTACGATACCCTCATGCAAATGGGTCGGTGGTTCGGATATCGGACCGGTTATGAAGATCTTTGCCGTATCTGGATGCCAGCCGAAGCTATTGGCTGGTACGCATACATTTCGAACGCGACAGAGGAATTGCATTCCGAAATTCATGATATGGCGGCTGTTCCGACAGCCACTCCTAGGGACTTCGGTCTGGCGGTGCGAAGTCATCCAGCTTCGTTGCTCGTCACAGCACGCAACAAGATGGGGTCGGGAACAAAGATCACGACGCTGATCGGCCTCTCCAACAAATTTGTCGAGACATCGAGAGTCAGCATTAGATCACGTGATCTTTCCGCGAATATTGATGCGGCCAAGTCTCTGGTTTCAAAGCTCAAAGGCGCGGGCTTGGAAGGGGAGCGATCGCCTTGGGGGACGTTGTATCGCGGCGTACCTGTTCAATTCATAGACGAATTTCTCGCCGGCTGGCGAAACGCAGAACAGAGCATAACCACTGACCCGGACCCGGTCAGAAAATACATCGATGCGCGTAGAACAGACGAGTTGCAAACTTGGGATGTGCTAGTTCCTAGTCTAAACAAAGGCGAGTCTGCCGAAACACTCGGCACGCCGATCGTGCCCGCGACGCGATATGTAGACCTGTACGATCTGCAACACGAGTTCATGTCCTTCAGTGGCAAGCGTATGCGCGTGGCGTCGCGGGGCATCGAAAAGGCTGGTGTCGATCCAGCAAGAGCTGATGCAGCGGAGGCGCGTTATCGAGAAGAAAAAGGAAAGGCGGACGGCGAGCGCGTGAACTATCCGGACTCGATCTACCGCCGCGAAAGAGATCGCGGGTTGTTCATTCTGCATTTCGTGAAAGCGAAGGCGCCGGATGGAAAGGAAGATGCCAAGGAAGTCAGCCTGATACCTGCGAACCCCGTGGTGGCGTGGGGTATAAGCCTTCCGGTGTCTTCACGCCCGGCCGAACGGGTCGAGTACGTGGTGAACACGGTGCGATACAAAGAACTCTTTGGTGAAGAAGACGAAGACGATGATCAGGAGGCAGCTCTTGAAGCCTCGTGATCCCTGGGAAAGACTCGACTCGGACGAAGCAAAGCGGGTCGATGTTGCAGGCCGCTTCGATTTCTTCTGGGTGGTGCTGGAAGCAGGCATGCCCGGCCTCATGTTGCGGCTGCCCAGCCTGCCGCAACCACTGCCGCGTCTGCCGAAATTGAAGAACCTTGTCGCGTCGTTCCGCCCAATTTCAGGTGGATCGGCATTCGTTCTTGGCCTCAAGGAAAGAAGTCAGGTCGAGATCTTCGGAACCCTTTGCCGGGATGTCGTCGAGGCCGGGGAAGCAGGCGCGGATCGCGACGAAGCGCTCTCCAGAGCGCTTCAACGCACGCGGCGCTGGTATCACCTTCTACGTGGCGGAAAGACCAATGGGTTGTCCGTTGAAGAGCAGCGGGGGCTTGTTGGCGAGTTGGCCTTCCTCCGGGACCTGGTGTCCGCCTTCAGCCCTGACACTGCAATCGAGGCGTGGACAGGACCGACCCGTTCCGCGAAGGATTTCGAGCTCATCGGAAGCTGCGTCGAGGTGAAGGCAAGGCGGGTGGCTGCAAAGCCATTCGTGGCCATTTCTTCCGAAGACCAACTGGCAGATGTCCAAGGCAACCGGCTGTGCCTGCGTGTGGTCAATGTGGCGTCGGCCGTGCTGCCAGAAGGTCAGAGCCTGCATGATCACGTGCGAATGACGGCGGAGATGTTCGAAGAAGACGGCGCAGCCTTCGAAGTGTGGGAGGAAACACTGTTTTCCACAGGTTATGATCCCGAGAATGACTATGACGATCGAAGATGGCTTCTTGGTAGCACGAGCGATTACGAAGTGACTGCAGGTTTCCCCCGGATTTCTGCGCCTCTTGCGCCGGGCGTGGAGAATGTCCGGTATGCGATTGCTCTCGATGCATGCGAACCGTTCAGACTGGAAGATGACCTGATCGACGTGATCCG